CGCCCGACAACCGTTGGAAATAATGAAGTTGATGTGACCGCTACTGGTGCAGTTGGTATAGACTGGGCTAATGTTGAAGGACAGGGAACTACTGTTGACTTATCTGCTACCGATATACAGCTTGTTGATACATGTACAGTTAATACGGATGTACGGGGTACAGATTCAGCAGCGTTAGCTACTGCTCTAACTACTGCACAGAATGATTTGGACATTCTGACTGGTTCAGATGGAGTCAACCTGTTATCGACAACTCAAACATCAATTACTAATATTGAGGCTGACACAAATGAGTTACAAGGTGATTGGGTAAATACTGGTCGCTTGGATAATATTCTTGATGCTAGAATGGCAGAAGCCAGTATAGATACCACAGGCGGCGCGATTGATCTTGTTACAACTACTACAACAGCTACTACTGCCACTAACTTAACTAATGCTCCTACTTCAGGAGACCTTACTGCTACAATGAAAACTAGTGTGACCACAGCAGCAGATGCGTCGATAACTACTACTGCTTATGTTGAAACGGCACAGGGTTTACCTGCAGCTACAGCTTCTATTGAAGCTAAAATAAGCTTTATTTATAAATGTCTTCGTAATAGAAAGACTGCTACTGCAACTTTAATCAACATTTATGACGATGATGCCACCACCATAGGTCAAAAGAGAACAATTTCGGATGATGGCACCACTTACGATGAGTTAGAAATAGAATCAGGAGCCTAAGTCGTGGCTATTGATACCGAAGCCAAACGCCGACTAGTACTTCGTGGTTACTCTGGTATTGGTGCCCTTGCTGGTTCTGTTGCCTCTGCTACTGGTACAGCTACAGTTACAGGTATTGCTAGCTCTACCATTGACTCTGTTGGTAGTGCTACTGGTACAGCTACAGTTACAGGTATTGCTACTTCTACAGTTGATAGTGTAGCTAGCGCAACTGGTACAGGTACAGCTACTGGTATTGCTACCTCTACCGTAGACGCTGTTGGTTCAGCTACTGGTACAGCTACAGTTACTGGTATTGCTACCTCTACCATAGATTCTGTTGGTAGTGCTACTGGTACAGGCACTGCAACAGGTATTGCTGTATCCACAGTAGACAGTGTTGGTAGTGCTACTGGTACAGGTACTGCTACAGGTATTGCTAGTTCTACAATTGATGCTGTTGGTTCAGCTACTGGTACAGCTACAGTTACTGGTATTGGTTCTGTTGGGGGAAGTGTAGCCTCTTCTACTGGTACAGGTACTGCTACAGGTATTGCTAGTTCTACAGTTGACTCTGTTGGTAGTGCTACTGGTACAGGAACTGCTACTGGTATTGCTAGTTCTACAGTAGACAGTGTTGGTAGTGCTACTGGTACAGCTACAGTTACTGGTATTGGTGCTACTACTCTTAGTAGTACAGCTAGCGCAACTGGTACAGGAACTGCAACAGGTATTGCTACCTCTACCGTTGATTCTATTGGTTCAGCTACTGGTACAGGCACTGCAACAGGTATTGCTACCTCTACCATAGATTCTGTTGGTAGTGCCACTGGTACAGCTACAGTTGATGGTGTAGGAACTTCTAGTGGAGGTGTAACTAGTGGTGTTGGTAGTTCTACTAGTACAGCTACAGCTACTGGTATTGGTGCTACTACTCTTAGTAGTACAGCTAGCGCAACTGGTACAGGTACTGCTACAGGTATTGCTAATTCTACAGTTGATGCTGTTGGTTCAGCTACTGGTACAGCTACAGTTACTGGTGCTGGTCCTTTAGTACAAAATTTACTTTATACCATTAATATAGCAGCATCTAACAGAACAGTAATAGTACAAGGAAAGAGTTTAAGAACGACAATCCCTGTAGAAGAAAGTAATAAGACAATATTTATACCTAAACAAAAAGGATTCGGAGTATAATGAAGTGGCCTGTTAAAGACCCTGATGATGTACTTATCTATTCTGTAGATTGGTCACGGTATTTAGACACCGCCACTATCACTAGTATAGCGTGGTTTATTCATAACTCTAATGGAGTTAAAACTGTAGCTACTCCTCCTGCTACTGTTAATGGTTTAACTACTGATTCTGCTTCTAATACCAATACGGTTGCTAGTATAACTCTATCTGCTGGTACTGCAGGTCTTGTATACAGAATAGTATGTGCGATGACTGATAATGCTTCTTTAGTAACTGAACGAACTATACAACTTCCTGTAAGGGAACTATAAAATGAGTTACAACTACCTAGGATTAGTTAACGATGTGTGTGGCAGAACAAATGATACTGTCCTAACATCAACTAACTTCCTTACTGCTGTAGGCTTTTATTCTTCTGTAAAGGAGGGAGTTAATTCTGCTATTAGGCGTATTAATCAAGAAGAGTTTGAATGGCCTTTTAATCATTTTCATCAACCCGATACTCTTTCTGCTGGTATTATTAGATACTTTTACCCTATTGGTACAAAGACAATAGACTTTGATAGTTTTAGAATAGAGCGCAATGCTACTTTTAATAATGAAACTAAGAAACTCCTAAAGATAGATTATAACGAATACTTGGCAAGAGCAGTTGATGATGAATACAATACTTCTAATGAAGGTATAAGAGACGTACCTAGAAATGTATTTAGAACTCCAGACTTAGGTTATGGTGTATGGCCTGCTCCTGATAATGCCTATACTTGTTCGTATGAAGGATATACCTTACCTGTTGACTTAAACCTTTTCTCTGACATACCTTCTATACCTGAGGCTTTTCGTAGCATAATTGTAGAAGGTGCTATGGTTAATGCTTATCTATTCAGAGAAGATATAGAAAAATCTGATAGAGTGGAATCTAAATTTACAAAGAGTATAGGGAACATGAGGTCCATCTACATTAATAGGTATGACCATATAAGAGATACTCGTATATTGCGTCAAGTTAATGTTGGGCAGACACTGAGGGTGATCTAATGGCTTCAGCTTGGCAAACTTTTCCTATCGAAGTTACTGGTGGGTTAATAACAAACATGTCTCCTTTACAGCAAGGAGCAGCCTTACCCGGTAGTGCTAGAAAATTAATTAACTTCGAACCTTCAATTGAAGGAGGGTATAGGAGAATTAATGGTTTTGCTAAGTGGGATACGAATATAGTTCCTACTGTTAGTAGTTCTGCTCAGGTACTGGGTGTAGGCTTTTTAGATGGTGCAGTAATAACTGCAAGAGAAGGTAAAATATTTACCTCTACTGGTGGAGGATGGACTGAAAGAGCAACAGGTAGAACACAAACTACCAAGCATAGGTTTAATGTATTCAACTTTTCTGGTACTAGAAAGATTATGGGCATTGATAGTAGTAACTACCCTTACACTTGGGACGGAACTTCTTTCGTAAACTTAAGTGCCTTTACTGATGTTGAAGGAGCAACTAATGCTGCAGCTTTTAAAGATCATATGTTCTATTCTAAGGCTGACTTAGTAACATACTCTATTCCTTTTGATGAAACAGACTTCACTGTAGCTACTGGTTCAGGAAATTTTAGAATGCCGGGGGATGTAATTGGATTTAAAGTCTTTAGAGAACGACTTTTTATATTTACTGAAGAGCAGATAATGGTTTTAGATGGTACAAGTGATGCTAATTGGGCACTTACTTCAGTCTCTGATGATATAGGATGTATTGCTAGGGATACTATACAAGAAGTAGGTGGTGATGTAGCCTTCTTAGCTGCTGATGGTATTAGACTTCTAGGTGCTACAGCAAAAATAGGTGGGTTCAACCATGCAGTATCTTCTAAATCTATACAGAATGAATTAACAGACTTTAAAGACGTATACAGTCAGTTTGATTCAGTAGTAATAAGAGAGAAATCTCAATACAGAATACTTGGTTTTCTGTCTGGTAGGTCACAGTCTCAAACTGAAAGCTTTATTGGTATGCAGTCTGAACCACCTACTGTAGATAGTGTAGGTAAGTTCCATTGGTCAATAAGTAAAGGTATAAAAGTATTTGGGGCTACAAGTTCTATTTATAATGGGGAAGAGTATGTAATATTTTGTGGTGATACGGAATTTGTACACCGCATGGAGACAGGAAGTAACTTTGATGGAACTGGTATTGATGCTAGTTATCATACTCCATATCTAAGCATGGGTGCTCCTTTACTACGAAAAACCTTATTTAGAAAGAACATGTACTTTGATCCAGAGGGGGATGTATCAGGCACCCTTAATCTTAATTTTGATTTTAATGATAGCACTAAGATACAACCAGAAGCTATAACTTTCACAGCCTCAGGAGGAGGATTCTTGTTTGGGACTGGTGTGTTTGGAACGGCTACATATCAAAGTGCTCCAGATGCAATTGTAAAATGTACCTTAATTGGTTCAGGATTTAATGTATCTTTGGAGTGGGAGTTTATGACAGATGAGCCTCCCTTTATAATTGATACAATACTAATAGAATACTCAGTAGATGATAGGAGTTAATACATGGTAGGATATGTAAGGAATGACACCAGTAATAATATTGCTGATACAAAAGTAATTGATGCTTCTGACTTGGATGGTGAGTATGATGCTATTGTTGATGCATTTCATAATAGTACAGGACACGTACATGATGGTTCATCAGCTAATGGATCACCTATTGAAGTGTTCGGTCCTGCTCAAGAATACCTTGGAGATGGTACGTCTTTTAATCCTAAGACAGATGATACCTATGACTTAGGTACAGCAGCTTTAGAATGGAAAGACTTGCACCTTGATGGTACAGCTAATATAGACACTGCTCTTATAACTGCAGGAACTGTTACTACTTTGACTACTGATTTAAGTACGGTAGTAAGCTCTGGAGACTTAGCTGTTGCTGATGGTGGAACTGGTTCGTCTACTGCTGGTGCTGCACGTACTGCTTTAGGTGTGGTGCCGGGTACTGATGTACAAGCGTTTGATGATACTCTTTTAAGTATAGCTGCTCTTGGTACTGCCTCTGATAGAATGGCTTATACTACAGGAGTAGATACATGGGCAGAGGCGACTTTAACTTCCACTGGTAGAGACCTTATTGATGATGCTAGTACTGGTGCTCAGAGAACTACTATGGGGGTAGCTATTGGTTCAGATGTACAGGCGTGGGATACACAACTAGATGACATTGCAGCTTTAGGAGTTACTGATGGTAATTTCATTGTAGGTGATGGAGCTAACTGGGTAGCAGAAACTCCTAGTGTAGTACGTACTTCACTTAGCCTTGGTGCTAATGTCTTGGCTAAGACTGCCACTTATACTGCAGTTGCAGGAGATAGATCGAAGTTAATCTCATTTGATGTAAGTAGTGGAGTAGACTTAGACCTTACCGCTGCCGCTACTCTAGGTGATGGTTGGTGGGTAGATGTTAGGGCAGTAGATGGTCAAATAACTATAGTATCTAATGGTTCAGAACTAATAAATGGATCAACAGCTAATGCTGCAATCTTTACAGGAGGTAGTATTAGAATATCTTGTGATGGTACAGGGTTTCACACTACTGCCAAAACTAGTTTCTGGAGAGCTAATGCTATAATATTCCCAAGTGCCACAGCATCTTTTACAAGAACAGGACTTCTTGCTTCTAGGGTTGTTAGGGTTTCTGGAAGATTGGTACCAGTCAGTGATGATGTATCTTTACTATTACGAACTTCAACAGACACTTCTTCACATACTTATGATGCTGCTGGCGGAGATTATCGCTGGAACTCTGGTAAAACTGTTGGTACAACTGCAAGTGGTGCGGGGAGTGCAAGTGATACAGCCATAACTATAATCGAGAATATCGGAAATGCTGCAGGTCAGATGTGCTCATTTTCTTTTGACATGAGAGACTTCGGTGAGAACACTAATCTTTTTGTGCATGGTACTGCTTCAGGATTGCATGAGGATCGGGTTTAGAAATGAATCCTCTGCTCGTGACGCGTTCCAATTGTTATTCAGTGGTGGAAATATCGCTAGTGGCCATGTCTTTGTGGAGAATATACTATAATGAAACAATTTACTGGCTTCACCCCTAAGCAACAACTCTTCCTACTACAGAGACTTGGTTATACTGGGTCTCATCAACAAGATGAGATGGAAGCTTATATGAATTCTAGTCCTAACATCTCTATGAAGATGGGAAGATACCATGAACTAGCCCAGAATAGGTTAAACCCTAAGGGTATGGCTGAAGGTGGTTCTATAGATGTTATGAATCCAGACAAAGTTGCAGAACACCAAGACCCTGAACACTTAGCTACTGAACATCCTAATGTAGAGACAGACCCAACTGAATTAATGTTAGACCAGTCTGCCCAAACTACAGCCACAGCCTTAAGTGATCCTTCTTCTCTGGTAGTATCTCCTGATGTGCAACAACTACCTACCTCTAATGAACAATTTATTGATCAAGGAACAGGACAAGTTGAAGGTACTACTGATATACAAACCACCACAGTAGAAGATACTCAACAAGCTACTGCTGCTACCCAAGGAGAGACTGCTACCTTCGACCCCACACTCGTTGAAGGACAGGTTACAGAGGCTCTAGAGGGTGTTGAGGCTGCTACGGCTGATCCTACTGCTAAAGCCACTGTACGGGGCCAATTAGAGCTTCTCATGGAAGACTTTGAGGGTGATGCTACCCCACCGTGGGCTTCTGGTGCCATGCGTGAGGCTATGAGTGTGATGCAAGCTAGGGGTATGGGTGCCTCATCTCTTGCTGGTGCTGCTATAGTTAATGCTGCTATGGAAGCTGCTATTGGTATTGCCTCACAGGACGCCTCTATCTTTGCTTCTTTTGAAATGAAGAACTTAGACAATGAACAACAGATGACTATCTTTAAGACACAGCTTAGAATACAATCTATACTATCAGATCAAGCACAGATAAATGGAGCTAAACAATTTAATGCTGCTTCTGAGAATCAAACTAATCAGTTCTTCGCTAACCTAGAGACTGCTGTATCTCAGTTTAATGCTTCACAAATTAATGCTATCAGACAATTCAATGCTGGTGAGACTAATGTTATGGAACAGTTTGTAGAGCAGATGAATAACCAGAGAGATATGTTTAATGCTCAGAACAGTTTAGTAATAGCACAAGCAAATACTCAGTGGAGACAAAGTATATCTACTATAGATACTGCTGCTATAAATCAAGCTAATATGGTTACTGCTGCTCAGGTTAATAGTATGACTGCTGCGGCTATGGATAAGGTATGGCAGACTGAAAGAGATTTGATGGCTTTCGCTTTCGCTTCTTCAGAGTCTTTAGAAGAGAGAAATCTTCAATTAACTTTACAAGGTAAGCAGATTAAAGATGATCAAAAGACTGCTATTGGATTCTTAGTAGGAAGGATTTTGTTCGGGCTATGAGTTATGCAAAGTATTATCTACAGGCTAGAGATGCTTCTGATCGTATCCTTGATGGTACTTGGCAGACAAGAACTCCAGTAAAAATACCAGAAGGTAGTAATTTTTCTGCAGGATTAATGAGCAGAAAGCAAGCAACAGAACAGCCTAAGTCTACCTATGAAGATATGATACTAGGAAGAGTTGTTGCTTAGGGGTGAAGCCAGTAAATTGTTTCATTATAGTATATTCTCCACAAAGACATGGCCACTAGCGATATTTCCACCACTGAATAACAATTGGAACGCGTCACGAGCAGAGGATTCATTTCTAAACCCG